AATCCCTGCTTCAGGAAATATTTCTGGCAAGGTAACTGCAACTCTTGATGTAGCAGATATTTTCGGCAACGCTGTTGCTGATACAGTAACTGTTACTACTCTTGGTGGCGCAACTGCTGGAACTGTAACTGCTGATGCTCTTGTAACAGGTCGTTACACATCAGAGATTTCACTTCCTGCAACTGCTGGACCTATTTCTGTTGGAGCATCTATTGCTGCACCAACATCTGTTCCAACAATTAAGTTGGCAACAACCTCAGTAATGTCAATCGTAACAGTTGCTGACCTTGCTGGAGCACTTGCTGCTGCTAACGCTGCACTTGCTGCTGAAAAGGCTGGTCGTGCTGCTGATAAGGTAACTGCAGATGCTGCTCTTGCTGCTGCTGTAGCAAAGGCTGCCTCTGATGCAGTTGCTGCTAAGGCTGCTGCTGATGCTGCTGCTATTACTGCTGCTGCAGAACTTGCTAAGGCTAAGGCTGATGCCGTAACTGCTAAGGTTGCTGCAGACAAGGCTCTTGCTGATGCAACTGCTGCACATGCTACAGAACTTGCAAAGGTTAAGGCAGATAACGCTGCATCAATCGCTGCAATGAAGAAGGCATTCAATGATCTTGCCAAGAAGTGGAACGCAAAGAATCCAAAGGCAAAGGTTACACTTGTTAAGTAATTAACAAATTAAAAGATTTGGGAGTGAGGAAACTGGCTCCCTTTTCTTTTTAAATAAAATGTTATAATAGGTTTATTATAACTGGAGGATGAAAGGATAATTAAAAAATTAACAAGAATACTTACAGCAACTTTACTGGCTTTCGGATTCAATCTTTTCATTCCAGAAAACGCTAATGCTACTTGTATAAACCACATTCAATCACAAACCATAGCAGCAGCATACGAAGGCGATGCAGAACCTACAGTCCATCATATGGATACATGTTCTGGAGATGACATAGGCTATCAAATACCAATCGCAACTACCGTGACTTTTGACGGGGTACAGTATGAAAACATTTATGCAACAACTAACTCAGTAATTACATTTGGTCAACCTGATCCCACATACTGGGCATATCCTAATACACCATCTATCTCCCTATATTCAATGGACTGGTTTCCAGGAGTAAGCAATACATCTGGTTTGGATATATATTATTCAGAGGGCGGGTTTCAATTAAATCTAAATATGGTTCCTTTTGGTAACTATGGGGCACAACCAAGCACAGTAAATATATTAGTGGCTATTACTAATACTGGTAATTTAGCGGTGTCCTATAGTTATCAGGGTCCTGAATATCCAAATCTTAGAACAGGAGTAAGGTTACATAATGGTGACATTGTCTCTCTTGAGGCATGGGGAGCAACCCAAGTTTCTGCTTCTGAGCCAGTTCCTGTATTGCAGGCAGAGCCTATTCCAGAGCCTTCCCCTACTCCTACACAGGAACCATCCCCAGAACCCTCCCCAACGCCCACAGAAGCCCCTATAACGCCAGAAGAACAGCAAGAGCAAGTAGCAGAGGCAGTTCAATTGGCTGGAGAAATATCAGACCTTAATAATCTTATTGCTGCAATAAATGGTGAAGAAATAAATGAACCAGAAACAGAGCCTACAACTGAACCAGAGCCAGAGCCAAGTCCTGATTCTACAGAAGATCCAGATTTACCTGAACCTGATGTTGAAGTTGATCCAGAGATTATTACTCCAGAGGATCCAAGATTCCCTGATGATGAGCAAACTGAACCAGAAGATCCCACTCCTTCTCCAAGCCCTGATACCACAGATGGTGAAAGCGAAGAGACTGATCCAACTCCAGAGCCTTCAGAAGAGCCAACATCTCAGCCAGAGGAAACAGATCAAGGTCAAGAGCCTGAACCTGAGCAACCTGTTGAGGAAGAGCCTATAGTGCCAGCACCAGATAATAATGACACGGACGATAGTAATCCAATTTCAGCAGATGAACTTAATAAGTTAAATAAACTAATTGGACAAAACGATGCTAAGTTGGCTGCCGAATTATCAAACATGCTAACTGAATTATCCACAACAGAGGAAGAAGCAGTAGCAGAAAGTCTTGGAATTAAGGCAGAAGAAGTAGCAATAATTGCAGAAGCAATTAAAGACAATCCAGCAATAGCAGTGGCATTTGTAGAGTTTGCTGGTAGAGCAGAAGAAAACGCAGGTGCCCCAATGCCATATACATTAGCGGATGCTATTACTGAAGTACAAACAGAAGCATTTTTAGCAGACCCACTTGGAGTATTGACAGATATAGATTTTGAAAAATTATTAAGCCCAACAGAATGGGGTAAAGATATGACAGATGATCAGAGAGAAAAGGTTCAAGAGGTAGTCATTCCTGTTATTTTGGTAGGAAATATTGTTAGTTCAGTTATGTCACTAAGGAGGTTATAATATGAACATGATTAAGAAGATAGTTAAAGGACTGTTTAGGTGGTTTAAGGCTGCTGTTATTGAGAGCATAGCCCAGATATTTACCATCCTTGGCTTCTTTATTGCTTGGCTTACCCTTACAGGTACCGCCCAGCAGGTAGTGGGGGTAGCCACATTAATATCAATAGCCCTATGGCTTATTACCATTCCGCTTCGTGAAGAAAAAGAATAGTATAATGTCAATATGAAGATTCGTCATATTTTATTATCGTGTATACTTATATTAGGCCTTTCTGGCTGCGGGTATGACGGTCATTATCGCTACCCTTGCCAGGACCCAGCCAACTGGGATAAGGCAGAATGCAATGTTCCAATATGTGAAACTACTGGAACATGTACAAGGGATATAATTGGAAAAGATACTTGGGATGAGTATCAGAAAACGAAAGGTAAGTAATGTCTAAGCAACGATTAACGCCACAGGATCTTGATGCACGACTAAAGTTTATTCTTGGTTGTACACTTGGAGCAATCCTTCTTTTTACAGCATTAGGAATTTTATATGCTCTTATATTTGTAACACAGCCTATCGGAGCACAGTCAGAAAATGACAAGATGTTCTTTAATGTTTTGGGATCAGTTGCAACATTTATTACAGGAACACTTGCTGGTTTATTAATTGGTCAATCAGGTGCTAAAGATGTTATGGCAGCACAGGTTGCAAATAAAGAGGTAGATGCTAAAAATACTCAAGCAGATAAAAAGTTAGAATCTGAAATTAGAATGGCTGAAGATAAACTTGACGCAGAACTTGACGAAGTAAGAGCAAGACTTGCAAAGAAACCAGATGGCGCTATGCCAGAAGAACAACCAATAGATACTAATTGGGACAAGGAGTAATCATGGCAGAGATGGGAACACCAGAAAAACTTATTGAAGTTGCTGAAGGCGAACTTGGCACTATAGAAGGTCCAAAAGATAACGAAACCAAATATGGCAAGTTCATGAAAGCAAACTTCCAACCATGGTGCGGAAGTTTCGTAAATTGGTGTGCGTCGGAAAGTGGCGTAAAGATTCCTAACACTGTTTATACTCCAGGCGGAGCAGCAGCATTTAAGAAGGCTGGCGCATGGATTGATGGAGACATCGCAGATCCAGAACCAGGAGATATAGTTTATTTTGATTTCCCCTCAGACGGTGTCGATAGAATCTCACATGTTGGTATTGTTGTTGAAGACAATGGAGATGGAACTGTTTGGTGTATTGAAGGAAACACATCTTCAAATAAAAAAGGAAGCCAAAGAAATGGTGGAGAAGTTTGCAAGCAACTCCGTGCATTTAAGAAAAATAAAAAGAATGTAATGATTTCAATCGTCGGCTTTGGTCGTCCTAAGTTTGGCGGTAATGGAGCAGCAAAATCTACTACAAAATCTGAGCCTAATAAGACTGTTAAGAAGTCTAAAACATGCTCAGAATGTGGACAAACAATCAAGTAATTGACACATTTTTAGTTCAATGCTATACTAAATAGTAAATATAGGAAGGCATATTATGACTTGTATTGCTGTTGTACGTCACGAAGATAAAGTCTACATGGCTGGAGATCGTGGAGCCTCAGATGATGGAACTATTTTAGCGCTTGATGCACCAAAGGTATGGAAAATTGGTCCGTACTTAATTGGATATGCGGGGTCTATGGATGGGGAAAGAATTCGTTATAACTTTAAGCCAAGTGCCCCTAATATTAAAGATACAGATAAATTTATGCAGACAAAATTTATCAAAGAACTTCGTGAATTTTACAACGAGTTCTGGGTTGACACATCAAAAGATGGAGACCTTGGTTTAATTATTGTTGTTCGTGGAGAAATATATGAACACAGTTCTGGAGATATGTCTTTATCTAAATATACGCTGCCATATCTTGCTATGGGTTCAGGAGCAGAGTACGCATACGGTGTTTTATATGCAACAGATAAACAAAAAAATGCAAGAAACCGTGTGCATTCTGCAGTAAGCGCAGCAATAAAATTTTCTCCATCGTGTATGGGGCCTATTGACATCGTAAGCATTTAAGGATATACTAGAGGTATGAATCATATGGGTATGGAAGATCTTTCTCCAGAGGAGCAAGAGTTTGGTATCTGGTTACAGAACGGTATCGAAAGAGGCTGGATCAGTGACCCTTATTGTCACACACATGATGGTGGCTATCAGTATATGAGTCAAGAAGAAGTAGAAGAGTGGGAAGCAGGAGGCGACCCATGCGAACACGTAATAAGAATATTCATCTAACAGAAAGGCAACACAAAAAATGAAAAAAATCGTACTATTGGTTATAGCAATTTTTGCTGCATTACTACCAACAACACAAGCACAAGCAAACAATAAAGCACTTGCAATTATAGACAGTTACTTTGATTCAAGAGCACTTGTAGGAAATACTACATGTGTAACTCTTAGCAATGCTGTTTGTGCTGATGACATTAAGGTAATTCCTGCTCAACCTTCACACGAAGTAAACCACGGTAATTCAATGGCTCTTGTTGCTAGAAAGCAGTCTCCAAATATCAATATTATTTTGGTAAGATCTGGAACTGTTGTAATCAATAAGAGAGATGCAAATAAAAGTTATGTAAATGCTATGACTGTTGATCAACTAAATCAAGCATTACTATTTGTAAAGAATAATGCATCAAAGTTTGCAGCAGTTTCATTGTCACGAGGTTCTGCCGATACTGGAAAATGTGCAACAACAAATAGAACTACGGATGCATCTATTAAGTCATTAATTTCTCAACTGAAATCAATGAACATTCCAGTATTTATTTCTACTGGAAACAAGCCTAATAATCCTATTGAATATCCTGCATGCATTTCAGACTCAATGTCTGTTGCTGCTGGTATTGGTGGAACTGTTTATAACAGTAACTACAACTCTACAGTTGACTATATTGGCTCAACACCAGTAAATGTATTTAGTTATAATTTAGGTACATTTTTAGTGCCACAAACTACATCTTCTGCTACAGCAGCAGTCGCATCACATTATGTAAATGGCACATCATTGTCTGGAATTGTTAATTTAATTCCATAAAAGGTTTTGGTCTGTAGTTCAGTTGGTAGAACACTCGACTGTTAATCGAGATGTCGCAGGATCGAGACCTGCCAGACCAGCCAAGGTCCGTTAGAATAGTTGGTTAGTTCGCTACCCTGTCACGGTAGAGGTCACGGGTTCAAGTCCCGTACGGATCGCTCACCAAATAGGTGAATTACAATCTAGGAGGGAATTCAAATTGAATCCTAAAATTACGCTAATAGGACGTATCGGACAAGATCCAGAACCAATTGGATCTGGAATTAGATTCCGTATGGCCACAAATGATAGAATCAAAAATGCTGAGGGTGAATGGGAAGACAGAGACACTTCTTGGTTTACAGTTAAAGCATGGAAAACTCTTGCAGAGCAATCAAAGGGTATGCTTAAAAAGGGACAAGAAGTAATTGTTGTTGGAGTTATGCGTGAAGAAAATTGGACGGATAATAATGGCAGTAAGAGAACTTCATTCGAGGTGGTAGCAGAATCTGTTGGAATTACTACAAAAACTCTTAATAAGGGCTTAGTATCTTCAACTACTGAACCAGATCCTTGGACAAGTAACTAGCAGTATTGCCACTATCGTCTATCGGTTAGGACATCGCCCTTTCACGGCGGAAAGACGGGTTCGATTCCCGTTAGTGGTACGCCTCCTTAACTCAGTGGTAGAGTACCCGCCTTGTAAGCGGGTTGTCGTAGGTTCAAATCCTACAGGAGGCTCTGGTACAATTAACTGATATGAAAATTTTAGGAATTAATGAAACAACGCATGATGCCTCTATATCCTTAATTGAGGACGGTAATATTCTATTTGCTGGTCATTCTGAAAGATTTAGTAAAGAAAAAAATGATTGGTACACAAATGACGAGTTAATAGATTATGCTCTTCAATACGGAAAGCCAGACAAAGTTGCATATTATGAAAATAGGTGGTTAAAAAAATCTAGAATATTAACTCGTGGTGGTTTCGGCGGTGGGAAACCATACTATTTAAATAGAAAAGATTTGCAATGGATTCCTCGTGAATCATTTAGCCATCATTATTCTCATGCAGCAGCAGGGTATTATACAAGTAACTTTGATAATGCTGTAATAGTAGTTTTAGATGCTATTGGAGAATACAATACATCAACAATTTGGATAGGTAATGGATCAAATATATCTCAAATTTATAAAAAGAACTATCCTTTTAGTTTTGGATTATTTTATTCTGCTTTTACTCAATTAGTAGGACTCAAGCCAAATGAGGAAGAGTATATATTTATGGGAATGGCAGCCTATGGAGATTGGGCAAAATATTTTCTTAAGGTAAATGAATACTTTCCAGATTTAAACAAACAAAAATATAATTTTCATAAAGGAATTTTTGACTGGGATATGCCAATTTCAGAACAAGATAAGTTTGACATTGCTGCAGCAGTACAAAAGGTATATGAAAATAGATTAGTTAATTTTATGTCAATGGCACAAAAACTTTCAGGACAACGCAATCTTGTTTTTATGGGTGGTTGTGCATTAAACTGTGCAGCCAATACAATGCTTTGGAGAATGTTTGACAATGTTTGGATTATGCCTAATCCTGGAGACGCAGGATCGTCCCTTGGTGCGGCTGCTGCGGCTTATGGAAGCCATATAAATTGGGAGAACCCATATCTTGGATATGATTTAGGTGGGGAGTATCCAGTAACAGATATCATTACTGGTTTAATTAGAGACAAGATAGTGGCAGTAGCGACTGGAAAAGCGGAATATGGTCCAAGAGCATTAGGAAATAGATCTATTTTTGCAGATCCAAGGGATCCAGACATAAAAGACAAAGTTAATCTTATTAAAAAAAGAGAATTGTTTAGGCCTTTCGCCCCAGTAGTCATGGAAGAGTATGCCCATAAATGGTTTGATATGAGATTTACATCACCATACATGCAGTATGCTGTTAAATGTTTGCAACCAGATAAAATACCATCTGTAGTTCATAAAGATGGAACGTCTAGAGTACAGACAGTAAATCAGAAACAGCATCCTGGATTATATTCTGTATTATCTAACTGGTATGCAATTTCTGGCGTTCCGATATTATTAAATACCAGTTTAAATATTAAGGGTCAGCCCTTATTAAATGATGAAAAAGATATAGAGCAATGGGAAAAACAGTATAATTTTAGAATTATTAGATAACCAAATAATGGTATAATATAGAAAAAGGAGATCAAATGAAGCATCCAATTCTTGCTAACTATCCAGGCAATATAGAAGATATTGAATGGAACTATCTTGATAAAGAAACATATATAGAGATAGAAAATATTTTTACTAAAGGGGTAAAGTTGTTTGATCCTTTTATAGTTGAAAACTTTTTTCCAGAAGACATGTTTAATGAATTAGTAGAAATTTGTACTTCTAATGATCTAACTAAAGTAGATTTTTCTCATCAAATGAATAAGTGGGAAGAGGGAGTTGACATCCCACAGAAATTTATAGATTACGCCGTAGAAAAAGTAAAGAGTTTATTAGAGATCGACGATGTAAGGTTTGGCTATCACATGTATGCACATCATCAGATTACTTCTGAAGGAAGAGTGCCAAAACTTCCACTACATATAGATTGGGCGCCAGGATCTTATATGGTAGATTTACATATAGGAGGAAACCGTGACTGGGGATTTGTTGCAAGATATGAAAATTTTATAACAAAACCAAACCAAGCAGTTATTTGTCAGCCACAATTTGACTACCATTATAGACCTTCTTGGGGAAATGATGATCCTAACGAGTATTACCAAGCATTATTTTTTCATTTAGTAAATAAAGATCATTGGTGTATACCAAGTAAGGCAAATATTTCAGAAAGAGATCCTCAACTAGAAGAAAAGTATGAGTTTGGACAGTATTTTAGAGACCTTGAAGTATTTAATGCTTTTCAAAATCAAAGAAGAAGAATATTTGATGAGCCATATTTAAAAATCACTAACGATTTAATTCAAAATGGAACTATGCCAAATATTCCGTGGGACGAAGTTCCTACTAAAGAAGATGCTGAAATACACCAAAGAAAAGGTGTAGTACCAAAGGCAAATTCTCAAGATGCTTGATTTAGAAAAAATTAAAATAGCATATAATAATGCACTATTCTTTAAATCATTAGAGAGCAGTTATCAAATAGATTTGCGTGTATCAGAAAATGCGAATACAAACACTATAGATAAGTCATTGGAAAATTTTAATAATATTATTAAGTTTTGGTCAAATGATTACAAATATGATACTCCGATTGTTATTGTTTCCACTGATGAAAATGGATATGAATTTCTTAGCGATCAACTAAGATCTTTGAATTTTGCAGATGCCATTCCAAGTCAAGAAAAATGGAACACAAATTATGGTCGTGGTGTTTTTGGATCTGGCGGTTATTCAGTGATAAATGGCAAAAAAGTGTTGCTTTATTGGCAAGTGATAGGTAGTCAAGTTGAATTTGAACACACTGGAGATTTAAAAACAGGGCCACACCTTTTTACACATTCTATACAAACTGTTATGTTTGATAATTATAAAAAAACAGCAACAGATTTTCCAGGTTGGTATGTAGAAGGTCAAGCAGATTTCGCTGCTTTAATGTCTATTTCAAATACATTTGATGAATATATAGAGCATAGGAAAAACTTTTTTAAATATGCTTTTATACCAGCAGGAGAAAGACGTAAAGAAATGAAACAGTTATCTGAGAAAGAGTGGTCAGACTCTTTAAGACTGTCTCCTCAAAAATTCAAGGGTGTACCACTAGTAGACGAATACTACACTGGATTGCTGGCTTACGAAGAAATGATGTATAAACTTACCCATAAAGATATGATGGAATTTTATAAAAGATTTGTCCGTGGCGAGCATTATGATGATCTTTTTGTATATTTCATGAGAAAAGATCCCAATAAATTTTATAGTGAACTGGGAAAAGATTTAGTAGAATTGGCAAAAACTATTCATGCATAAAAAAATATTAATAGTTATTGCTGGATACTATGAGCGTTTTCAAATAAATACTATAGAGTCTGCTATAAAAAGGGCACGTCATCCAGAAAATATTTCTTTTGCAATTTCTTATCATGAAGACCATAACATAGATACATCGCATATATCAAATAAAATTTCAAGATACGTTATCCCTAAAGGTTCTAAGGTTGGAGTTGCAAAACCAAGATCGGTATTGTGTCAATTAAAAACAGATGAAGACTTTGTGCTTTTAGTAGACTCTCATGTTATATTTATGCCAGATTGGGATATAGAAATAATAAAAGATTATGAGGACAGAGTATCTAATGCAGAAAATAAAAAAATAATTATTTCTGGAAGTTTTGGAAATAGTGTGCCAGTAAGTCATTTAAAGTATGATGTTGCACTTGAAAAATATTTTAATAATAATAACTTTTTTAATGAAAAGATTAGTAGTAAAATTTATGAATTCTATGTAGATAAGGGACAATATAAAAGCGAAGAACAAGTTTATCCAAATTACACAGAACTACTAAGAACTAGAATGCCAGGAATGACACATCATGTTAATGTTCCAGAACCAGAAGAAGGTTATCCAGAAAAAACATGTGTATTTTCAGCAGGTTTTGCTTTCTTTCCAGCAGATTGGTTTGATAAATATAAATTATCTCAAAATATATTTTTTGCTGGGGATCAAGAGGAGGCTGGCATAAATATTTATACTACTGGATATGATGTATGGATGCCCAGATATCAGTACCACATACACATGGTTGATCATAAAAAAGCATCTTTTCAATGGATAGTTTTTGAAAATAAATTATGGAATGCACACATATATATAGATGTAGAAAAAGATTTGGCTGGATTTAATTGGTTCTGTAATATTCTAAAAAATACAGAATATGATGATAATATTAAAAGAGAAAGATCAATCAAAGATTTCTTTGACTTTCATAAACTTGACTTGTCAATCTACAAGTGATATAATATAATAAAAGGAGTGATCATGGAATCAAAAAGAAAAAGCATTATTAAAACAATAACATGGCAATTTGTTCATCTTGGCTTTGTTGCAGGATTAATATATATTTTTACTAAAGAATGGGAGTATGCATCACTTGGTGCAATCGCATATCTTGCCTGGGAATCAACTGCATATTATTTACATGAAAGAGCATGGACAAAATGGGGTAGTGGAGTTAAGTAAATGACATATGTAATTACCGATGCCTGTGTAGATATTAAAGATAAATCTTGTATGGAAGAATGTCCAGTTGACTGTATATATGAAGGTGGAAGAATGTTATACATAAACCCAGAAGAATGCATAGACTGTGGAGCCTGCGAACCAGCCTGCCCAACAGATGCCATTTATTTTGATATTGATCTTCCAGAAGAAAAAAAAGATTTTGAAAGAATAAATAAAGAATTTTTTATACCTATTGGTAATTTGGGTGGCTCAAGATATTTAAAAAATAATAATCTTGACCATGAAGATATTAAGAATAGAGATTAATATGCCAGCATATGAATATGACTGCATGTCTTGTGCTACAAGATATACTAAGGTTAGGTCTATGTCTGAATCAGATCCTGGATATAGTTGTGAAACTTGCAACAAGCCCCTGGTTCGTGTATACTCTAGTATAGGAATTACTTTTAACGGTTCTGGTTTTTATAAAACTGATAATAGAAAGGTATAATTATGTTTAGTATGCTTAAGTCAAAAGAAGAAGAAGTTGTATGGCTTTTGGATGCCAACGATAGATGTGATCGTTGTGCAGCACAAGCGTATGTAAAGATTATTGGCAAAAACAGTATGGATCTTTTATTTTGTGGACATCACTATAATAAGGCTATGGACAACGCTGTTGGCTATAACAATATGATGAAGTTTGCGGTTGATATTATAGATGAAAGAGCAAGGCTGGACGAGAGTCGTACAGTCGGAGACTCTTACTAATGCAAAAAATATTAGTAACAATTGCAGGATATTATGAACGCTTTCAAATAAATACAATAGAGTCATGTCTTAAAAGAGCAAAGTATCCAGATAGAATTTCTTTTGCAATTGCTCATCACGAAGATCATACGGTAGATACCTCTCATCTAAATACAAGAATTAATAGGTACATCATTCCCAAAGGTGATAAGGTAGGGGTTCAAAAACCAAAAAATATTTTGTCAAAAATGATTCAAGATGAAGATTTTGTTCTTTCTATAGATTCTCATGTTATTATGATGCAAGATTGGGATGAAGAATTAATTAAAGATTATGAAGATAGAGTTAACTCTGCCGAAAATAAAAATATAGTTATCTCTGGAAACTTTGGTAATTCAGTTCAAGTAGGAGATTTAGAGTATGACTATTGTTTACAAGAATATTTTAACAATGATAATTTTTTCAATGAAAAAATACCAAACTCTGTAGAAGAGTTTATTATAGACGGAGACATGAGAACTTGGGAAAGTGTTGGGGACCAAGATTATTATCAGGTAATACTTAACTCAATACCGTTTTTAACTCATGGTCATGGAGACAATGTTCGGCAATTAAACAATATATATTCTGGTAATTTTTCTTTTTATCCAAAATCTTGGTTTGAAAAATATAATTTTTCAGAAAAGATATTTTTTGCAGGTGATCAACCAGAAACTGCAATGAATATTTATACAAGCGGATATGATATATGGATGCCAAGGTATAAGTATCATATTCATATGGTAGATCATTCCAGCACAAGGCCAGGAGTTTCTTTTGAGTATGATGGGAAAACATTCTATGCAAATAGATATTTTGATATAAATAAAGATATTGCTGGTAGAGATTGGTTTTTATATGTTATTAATAATGGGTATGAAGACGATAGGCCAAGAACCGTAGATCAATTCTTTGAGTTCTTTAATTTAAATAAGGAGATATATAAAAATGTACGAGTATAGAGTTAAAAAAATTACAGGTGTTGTAGATGGAGACACAATTGATGTAGACATCGATCTTGGATTTAACGTTTCATTTTCACAAAGAGTAAGGCTTGCTGGAATCGATACGCCAGAATCACGAACATCAGATAAGGCTGAAAAAGTTCTTGGACTTGAGTCAAAAGAATACTTAAAGTCAAAATTAAAAGATGCTAAGAGTGTTGTTATTAAAACAGAAAAACCAGATTCTTCAGAAAAGTATGGCCGTATTTTAGGATGGTTATATGTAGATGAAAATACAATTTCAATTAATGATCAAATGATTGAAGATGGTTATGCTTGGGGCTATTTAGGAGAGACTAAGATTAAAGATTTTTCTGCACTTGCTGCACAAAGAGAAAAAGCAAAGTTACGTGGATCCAAAAAGTGAGGCAATGATTGAGCATCTTTTAATTCAGGGTGCTATAGAAATATCTGGGTTAGATGTTGATGGAGAGATGACTTATTCTATTACAGATAAGTTGCAATCAGTTAACCCAATGCTGTATAATGAATTAAAAGATCAGTTTGAATCACACATGTTCAGATTAATAGAGCAAGGTCCAAAAACAATGAATTGGAGAATAAATGTCAGATGAAACTGATAAGGTTTTAGAAAATCTTATACTTAGTGGAGCGTTAGAGCCAGCAGGGTTAGATATAGAAACTGGGGAGTTTTTATATACCTTTACTAATAAATTAGAGGCTGTGTCCCCTATGCTTCATAATGAAATGACCAATTATTTTCATCAAGAGATGATGTCTTTGTGGCAGTTAGGATTTATTAATATGGATATAACTGATGACAATCCTACAGTATCTCTAAATCCAAAGGCATTTGACGAAGATGCCATAAAATCATTAACAAAAGATCAGGTTTACTCTTTAAAGGAGATTCTAAGAATACTGAAACAAAAGTAGTATAATTGTTATAGGTGATTCTATGGAATATTTTACTGGGTCGTTTATAACATTTGTATTGATTTTTTTATTTGGCTATTATAAAAGTAAGAAAAAAATAATAGTAAAAGAAAAAATACAATATACGCAAAGTAGTATTTTAAATACCATAATTACAAAAACTAAATATACACCAATAAGTTTAAATATAAACAAGCCTAAAAAATCTCAATCAGAAGTGCATAATGATAAAGTTAATATTAAGGTATTAATAATGGACGATCTTGCATACTGGATAAAAGACAATGTTTTTTATATGGCTAATATTGGCAGAGATGGTATTGTTGATAAAGATACTACAAGAATAGTTGACACAATGTCAATGAGTAGTGTAGAATTAGACAAGATGCTTTTTATAATGGACAAACTAAGAGAAGGATTTGAAAATGATAGTGGGGGTACAAGGTACTAGTAGTTTTGAGGACTACCAAGTTTTTCTTCGTGCCATGGGTGTAGCCCTTTCTGGTATACCTGAGGACGATGAGTATTTTTATATCTATACTGCTGGTCCAGCCAAGGTTAATGCTATGGTTATGGAATTTGTAAATGTTTCAGAAAGAAGCATGAAGTCTAGAGGTAAAAAAATAAAAATGTATAAAGTTGCACCATCTTGGATTCAAGAAAATATGTTAGATATAAATTATTTTGTTTTCTTATCAAATCCAAAAGAAAGTGTTTCACACTTAGTGCGTGAAGCAGAATCAAACAATGTCGAAGTCGGAATATTTAGATACTGAGGAAATATGAATATTAAATCATTAGAACAAATGGAATCAATTGTGTCAGCAAACAGATCCCTTTATTGGGATGGATGGACTGTTGTTAACAGATATAAGTCTGATAAAGGTAGAACATCCAAGTATGGATCTTATGACGGTAAAAATTGGTACCTTAATAAAAGATTTGTACCAGATGAAAGTGGATGGAATATTCCAGAAAGTTTTATAAATGCACAAACTTAAATGGAAAGACGAATCTGCCTGTATTGAATACGATACAAATATATTTTTTGAAAAATATGAAGAAGACGAGGTATTAAGGCCTGCTGTAGACAAACTATGTCTAAGATGTCCAGTTGTTAAGACTTGTTTTGCTGTTGGTGTTTCATCAAAAGAGTGGGGAGTATGGGGCGGTATATATCTTGAAGGCGGAGAGATATCAAAAGAATTTAATAATCATAAAACTGCAGAAGGTTGGGCAGAAATATGGCAAAATCTTACAATAGGTAAGGATTAATTAATGTATACAGATAGCATGCGTAGAGCATTTAGATCTTTAGATCATTTTGCCCCTACAAATTTTCAATTAGAATTAATAGATAATGATAGTTTTATTACAGTCCGTGCATCTGAAAAACAATTTATGTCTTTACTTGACGAAGACAAGAGACGTGCTGTAGAATATATGGTGAGGGTCAAAAAGGCTCTTGAGGACAATGGCGCAATTGTTCTCTTAGTTCGTGAAGGTGGCAAAGAATAATGCAAACATTTTTACCGTCAGCAAATCCATCAACAACAGCACGTTGGCTTGATAGTAAGCGTCTTAATAAACAAATACTTGAGTGCTATCAAATACTTAATGTTTTATCTGGTAAATCTCCAACTGGCGGTTGGCGCAATCATCCCGCTGTACTTATGTGGAAAGGCTATGAACGTGGACTTTGGCAATATGTACAGGCTATGATTTATGAGGCTCGTCATCGAGGAATTAAGACTGAAAATAATGAGGCTAATCTAAATAGATTAAAAGATCAATGCTGGGACGAATGGGGAAATACAGCGCCTTCTTTTTGGAATGATACCAACAAACTTATGCGTGTAATAACTACACACAAAGCAAGTTTATTTGATAAAGATCCAATGTATTATGCAAAATTTGGCTATGCAAAACATAGCGTGTACAACAGTCCATGCTGCGATTCATGTAAATATTATTGGGTAACTCATGCAGAACGAGTCTAACTCTGAGATATGGTTTGATGAAGAATTTCCCAGAGATGGAGAAATTATTTGTTATATAGGTATGTCAAATGATTGAGTTAATTATATTTATATTATTTATTTTTTGTTTTATTTATTTATTGTTTAGCAATGCCTCTTTAAGAATTAAAAATGCTGAATACAAATACGAACTACTAAAATCTTATGCAGATTTTAAAATACTTTTAAAACAAGTAGAACAATTAGAAAACACATCTAATAATGGGCTTGATCAAGATTCATTTTTTAAATTTATTTCAGATTCTAGAGATATTGCTTTTGAGTATATAGAAGAAATACAATCAAAACTTTTAGACTTTGATAATTTAATTAAATTAAAAATAGCAGAAAACAATATGTTAGATCAAGAATATAATTATAAAGAAAAATATGAAAATTTAGTATTAGTTTTGTTTACTGAGATAGACAAACTTAAAGAATTATTGCCAAAGGAAAATGAAGATGGACGCTAGAGGTGTTCCAACTTGCATTTGTCCAAGTTGTGGTAATGATATTTTTAAGATATTAGTTAAATTTGATCCACAAGACTACGAGATTGGACTTTATATGCTTGATTCAGAATGTTCAAAATGTGGGACATTAATTACAGCACCAACACCAATTGATCATCCAGATTTTGATAAGAAAAATAAATATGAATAAAAAAAGAATTGCAGTTATTGGTGTAGGAAGTGCTGGAATACAGTCTCTTGCAACCTTACTTCCAGCGTTAGATAGTTCTTGGGAAGTATATTCTATACATAACCCTAACAAGCCAGCATTGGGCATTGGAGAAAGTTCTAATCCATCATTTTTGGCCCCATTATCCAGAGGTTTAGATTTTGATATAACAAGAGATCTAGAACTTTTAGACGGAACCTTAAAATTTGGAACAGAGTATGTTAATTGGAGAAGCCATAGTTTTACAAATCCATTTGTTGAGGGATCACTTGCTATTCATTTTAATACTAATAGTTTAAAAGATTTTGCCATGAATAGATTTAAAAGTTTATGGCCAAATAAATTTGTAGAGTTGCACGGGAATGTATCAAACATAAAGAATATACCAAATGGAGTCGAAGTATATATAGATGATGAAGTAATAGAGTTTGACTATGTTATTGACTGTTCAGGATTTCCAAAAAATTTTGAAGAATATGTGATAGCAGAGAATATGCCCGTAAATTATTGTATTGTTTATAACAAGATGAACTCTAATAAATCTTTTGGGCCGTACTATACCGAGCATTTAGCGACCAAGGATGGGTGGACTTTTGTTATTCCTCTTACAACAAGAACTAGTTATGGATATTTATTTAATGAAAGTATAACTGATATAAGGGATGCACGACAAAACTTTGCAGAAATGCTAGGGATTAACTTGCTAGAATTAGGCAATATAGAATATAAATTTAAACCGTACTATGCTAAAAATATTTTTAATGATAGAATTATTAAGAATGGAAACAGCGCAGCATTTTTTGAGCCAATGTTTGGCAACTCTTTAAGACTTTATAGTTTGATAGATAGTTTAATTAAAGATTATATTTTAAAACAAAAAACGGCTGCAGAGTGTAATAAAGAATATTTGGAGTGGACAACAGATATTGAACATTTAATTAACTATCATTACTTAGGTGGATCACTTTATAATACACCATTTTGGGATTTTGCTAAAAATATTTCTATTGAAAAAATTAACAAATATAATAAAATTAAAATACTTTCTTCTTTATTAAAATCACAAGAAAAAAGAGACGTGATTCTATCTGAGCCGTTATGGTTTTTTAGTCCGCAAGGATTAAATTATTTAGATAAAAATCTAGGGTATAAGTATTTTACAGATAAGGAGATAACATGAAGGAAATATTTCTATCTATTTTGACTGGTTTTGGTTGTGGGGTTATTTTTGCAGCCTTTAAGTTACCAGTTCCAGCACCTCCTGTTTTTGCTGGAGTTGCTGGTATAATAGGTTTATGGCTTGGCTACGATATCGTGGTTAAAGTCATATCCTAGGAGGAAATAAATGGATAATAAGACTAAAGCAATGCTTGCATCATATGGACGTGCCGTCCTTGCTGGTGCAGCAACATTATATATGGCAGGGCTAACAGATCCACAAGATCTAGTTTACTCATTGGTAGCAGCAATTGCACCTGTTGCACTTCGTGCAGCAAATCCAAATGATAAGGCTTTTGGCAAAATGCCAAAGTTGACTGCTGTTGAAGTAGCACTTCGTAATGCTAAGGCTAAGAAGGCTCCTGCAAAGAAGAAGTAAATATGCTATTGGGGGAGGAAACTCCCCCTTTAGTACTTAAATATAAAACTATTAATGTTTGTAGAAGTTTTCTTTTTATAATCTAAGTAATGTTCCATAACTTTTAAACTTTTTTCTGGAATTCTTTTTATCTGGCTATCATTCATGTTCACTATTCCAGAATAATATTCTCCTTTAATATCATACTTTTCATAAATTTGCATATCGCTAAGTTCTGGAATAAAGTCTATTAGTATTTGTTTTATCTTTTCTGGGTTCTCAGTAAACTCTTCATAAGTAAAAAATATAACATTATCTTTATGTTTATCTACAATTTCATCGCATATTTCTAATACACGAACAGAATGTTTGATTGCCTCTAACGTAGAAATTTCTTCTCCAGATCTTTTCTTTACATTTCTAATCATACCCTCTGCTACGGCAAAAGGATTTCTTACCATGACTATATATTTATAATTATCAAAAACTTGAGGGTAAGCATTATGAGCACAAATTAAAGGAGGACTCTTTTCTATCTTTATGGGTCTATCAATAAATCTATCCCACTCAAAATCCCAGGCTTCTTTTACTTCCCTCCACCTGCTTATTGGAAAATTTCTAAGATCATCTTCAATAGATGTGAACATAAATGCAGATTTTGCAGTAGTATTTTTAGTTGGAGGCTCTCCAAATGATTTTACAAATAAACCTTCAAGCCCTGGTATCGCAGCAACACTTTTTGAAGACATCATTAAATGTGCAAGTATATGGCTGCCACTATTGTTTGGCACCATTAAAAATACATATTGTCTATTCATAGGTACCAATTGTATCAGACGTGGTATAATTAAAATATGATAATGGATGATAATTTTTTAACCGAAAAAGAAATATTAGATCTACAAAATTTAATGTATGCAGACCCAAATTCCAGATTCCCTTGGTTCTATGCATCATCTACCAACGAAGATAAAAAAGATGGCGGAGTTATTGACGACAGTAAAGCAAAAGACTCTCCTCAGTTTGTACACTTAGGAATGATAAATGGAGAAAAGTTATCCCCTTTTGCTGAAGAAGGAATTAATCTATTAACAAAGTTTTGTCAAAAAAATAACATCAAGGTAGAAAATATTATCAGGATTAAGTCAAATTTAATAACAAAAGATCAAGATAACAAAGAATATCATCTTCCCCATATAGATTTTGATTCACCTCATTTAGTATTTTTATATTACGTTAATAATTCCGATGGGGACACAGTATTTTTCAATGAAAGGTATTCAAGTTGGGGCAAGTTTGACTCAGATACCATTCATACTGCTGGAAGGGTATCTCCAAAGGCTGGAAGGGCTGTAGTATTTGATGGACTACAATATCATGCATCTTCAAGTCCACAAGATCATAACTTTAGATGCGTAATTAATATTAATTTTACAGGTAAAATTTAATATGATATAATTAATATGTACCTGCCCAAAGGGGGGTATATATTGAACTCGCTTAATAAGGAGGAAAAATGGTAAGTTCATTTGGCATGGATCTTTTTAGAGATCCTTTTTTTATTGGTTTCAACAAAGAGTTGGACCGTCTTTCAAATATCCATCGTGAGGCAACTCGTCAATCATTCCCACCATATGATTTGGTAAAGATTGATGATGATTCCTACAAACTATCTTTAGCAATTGCTGGATTCAGTAAGGCTGAGGTAGAGATTTCTGTGGAAAATGGAAGTTTAATAGTTAAGGGTGAGAAAACCGAAGAGGCTTCTAATGAAGTTCTGCATAAGGGTATCGCAACCAGAAAGTTCACACGTACCTTTGCTCTTGGAGAGTATATGGAGGTTGATCGTGCTGAAATGGCAGACGGTATTCTTAGCGTCTTTGTGGAACGAAACATTCCAGAAGAAAAGAAGCCCAAAACAATCAAAATCAAATAAATAACAGTAGGTCATACTGAGCACCTGAGCATGTGTTTAAACTGCTCTTTTACATGCCGTTTTTTATTTTTAATATAATCTCATTAATCATAGAATCAATATCAACATTATCTTGATTAATATATTTTTCTGCTATTTTTACCAATTCTGGCTTCATAGTTTTAAACATATGGTCTAATCCGAAGTTATTCATACTTAATTTTACCATAAAGACATATGCTATAATTTATATATGCCGTATCGTATAGGTGCTAAAGGGTCCAATGGTTGTTCTGGATACCCTGCTTTAAAAGACACAGGAGAGGTTATGGGATGCCATAAGACTCGTTCTGAGGCTGCAGCACAGATCTACGCTATAAACCGTTCTGAGGGCAATATAGGAAAGGCAATGGTTAAAGAGGGCGACATGGTTATGGCCCCACATAAAGAAGAAATGCATGTTGGTCGTGTTGTTCATGTAATGACAGAAGGAATGCTTGGAGTTCCAGGATCAGAGTATGCTCTTGAAGCAAGCGCTGAAGAACCTGCTATCTTAATTCAATTATTTGAAATGGAAGAGGGAGAACTCGAAGAAACAGAATATTTTGTAGGTGCAAAATCAGCAGACGTAATGATTTTACCTGAACTTGTTTCAGATGATGAAATGGATAAGTCAATGTCTAACGGTTCTTCAACTGAAGAAGATGAAGAAGATGAAGAAGAAGACGATAATGTTAAAAAAGCATATGAAGGTTGCGGCTGTCCTATGTGTAAAGAATTAGATGTCACTTGCGACCAATGTCCACAATGTCAATCTGGAGAAATGAAATCAGATTGCTGCACTAATGTAAACAAAAAGGCTCCATGTTGGGACGGGTATGTTCAGCGTGGTATGAAACCAGGAGATGGTGGCAAGATGGTTCCTAATTGCGTACCAGCAGAAAAAGCAGACGATCTTTGGGAAGACGACGATACAGTAATTTATGAAACAGATACAGTTTCAAAGGCTGATGGATATTCTCCACCAGCAGGTGCTCGTTCAGCAGCACGTAAAGCAATTAAATTTAAAGAACAAGGCAAGGCTAAAGGTGCAGGTACATCAGTAGGATGGACTCGTGCAGGACAACTTGCAAGAGGCGAAACAATTTCACTAAGCACAGTTAAGAGAATGTATTCTTATTTTTCTCGTCACGAGGTAGATAAAAAGGGGAAGGATTGGGGCAGTCAATCAAATCCATCCAATGGGTACATAATGTGGTTAGCATGGGGTGGGGATGCTGGCTATTCTTGGTCAAGGAGAATTGTTAATGCTGAAAAAGATAAAGCATTATTCTCTGACACTTTTAATTCTATAGAAAAACAGAGTAAGAAAGTTCGTGGTAGCGGTAATGGCTTCTGGTAAATCATCTGGCAAGTATAAATCAAAGCATCCTTTTAATCCAATACAAATTAAAGACGGAATGATCGTACGCTTAAGAAAAGACGGTACAGTTAAAGCAGTACTTGGTAAGTATGGCGAGTATAATAAAAAAGATAAGTAATGTATTATTTTTCTTTATTAAATAACTCTACAAATTCTTTTACATACTTTTCATAATCTATATCTAAAATTAAATGTCCATCTTGCAATTTATGAACTTTTATGTCTTGTCCTATTTTAAACAATATATTTCTTATCTCATTATCTAAGTTCATAATTAAATGGCCAATCAGTGCACACCCCATAAGGATTTTGTTCAAGCATATTTTTTGATTCATCATCACTTAATAATTCTGGTAATACTAAAATAGATTTATCTGTAATTGATTTTCCAGGATAAGTCCAAATATATTGATCGCTTGTTAAGGCAAAGTCATCCGACTGATGCCAAAAATATTTTATCCCTGGAAATTTTTTTGGTAAATAATGAATAGCATTTAAATTCTTACAATGAAACCAAGACTTTTCTATAATTCTAATTAGAAAATCTTCTGAGCACTCATACTTAGGCTCATCATGACCAAAGTATATTTTTTTATCAACAACCCATACATCTACTTCTACGTCAAACCTTTTTTCTAAGGCCCTTATTATCTGCGCTGGAGAGTTTTCATTATTTTTATCTGGGCCAAATAGATTTGCTCTATGTGCTATTATTTTCATACTTTTTTAACAATTACCTTATCATCTGGAAGGCTTGGAGTTTTAACACAAACAATAGAACACTCTGTAATAAACCTAACATCTGTAATTTCATAAGGATCTAATATAAAAACATCGCCAGAAACTAATTTAACATTATTTAAAATCATCTCGCCATTAATTAATAAATTAATTTCATACGCATTTTCTTGATAATGTAAGTCCCAAGATTCACCAGCAGGGTGTATTCTCCAAGATACCTCAAAATCTTTTGACTTAAATGCTGAATTTGGAAAGTCTCCTATGAACCAACCCTTTATAGTATCTTCTATCCTACTTACTTTCATAGTCCAATATTGCTCCAGTTAGTATCTTCAAATCCTTGATCTGTAATTAAATTAACAGCAACAGCACGATCTTTGTCTGATTCTAAGTGTTTGTCATTAATTAAAATTCTTTCACTACTTGTAACTCCCATAACTAATTGATCCCAGCATATACCTAAATCAGTTAGTTGCTTTTCTGTTAGCATTCTTGCTGATTCTTTTCTTGCTGTTGTTAATATAATCTTATGTCCCTTAGAATCCCATTCATTAAATTTATCTATCACACCCTTTAGTGCAATGGCTGGCTCAAATCCTACATAACTAAACCTATGTACGTGCTTGATAATTGTTCCGTCTATATCACAAAAAATAGTTTTAGGTTTTTCACTATAGTATTCTCTTAACTTGCTTGAATAAACATCCAAATCTTGTGGTGTGCCAAGAGAAATATACCCATTGCGTGGCATATTATAAGGTAAAATATTAAGCCCATCCTCAATAAGATATTTATATGTTGAAGAAATATAGCATTCATTTAATCCTTTTGATCTATACTCTGATGTTAATTTTTTGGCGGACCTTACAAAATCTAATCCACGTCTCCAGTAATGAACTCCTACTAATGCATTATCACTAATTACATTTTTTTCTTCTATATTGATTATCTTTTCATTTTCTATAATTGCATAACTATGTTTGACGTCTGATGATTTAAATAAAGCAACTGCTCCATCACAATAAGCAGAACGTGCTACATCTAAAAACTCATCAGAATTCCATTTTAAAAGTTGATCACAGTTAGTTATAATTAATTCTTCATCATTATCAATATACTCTTTTGCATAAAGAGCAGCATCAGCAGCACCATACTGGTCATGATCTAAGCATATCTCTATACAATCTGGTTTTAGTTGAGTTAATATATTGGATAGTCTTTTATTATATTCTGGATTTTCATATTTTCTTGTAATAAAAATATATTTTCCTGGTATATCTAAAGAATCAACAGAATGCTCAATAAGATGCCTGCCATCAACCATAATCAAAGGCTTTGGTTCATTGATGCCAACATTTTTAAAGCGGGATCCGAGTCCAGCCATTGGAATAACTATGTTCATAATGTCCTTTACTATATTATAGCACCCCTGGCAGGAATCGAACCTGCGACAAACGGATTAGAAGTCCGCTACTCTTCCGCTGAGTTACAGAGGTATATTATTTTCTTCCCCATTGTATATAGTTCCAGCCACGCTCATGTGCGTAGTAAATAAATACTTTAACTACCGTTTCCCAAAATGCAATCGTTATAGAAAGAGAAGCGTTCTTTGTAATGACATAAGCAACAGCAATAGAGGAAAGTGTGCCCCATATGCGATAACTTAATGCTTTTGCAAATGATCTGGCTTTAGTTACTGTCATCTTCTTTTTTCCTATACATTTCTTCTATCATTCTTTCTTCTGCATCTGCAATACCTTTACCAATATTAGATGCCCAATTCACGACGTTTTTCAGTAGCCGAAATAGCATGAATGTCTGCCCCCAAGTCTACTTGCTCAATCTTATATCCTACATCACGACCATATACAATATTTGTAATGTTAGGTAGTCTTAGTACTAATGCGCCATCCATAAACTCATCTTTAGCAATATACCCCTTAACCTGATCAAAAGTAAGTGGATCCTTCTCGCTTGTATTGTATGTATTACGGACTCCCAGTAGCACTTGCTCTGTTCTCTTCCCCGCTTCATTGTAAAGGGCGTGGTGGCCTTCATGCCATGGCTGGTACCTACCCAACATAAGTGTTGTAGGTGCAGACCAGTCATGTAAATCAAATCGTTTAATAATTTCTGTTGATTTCTCATTTGGATTTAGATCATGGCTAATAAATGCAATGTCATAGTCAGAAGGGCTTTCAAACATTTTGTTTGTGTCTTCAAATCTACCTTCTTCGATTGTGTCCATCCAAATAAAAATGTCTGGCTTACCAAATGCTGCACGAGTTAGTTCTGTAGGACATATAAAGTCAACTATTACTGGAGCAACGCCCTGCTTAGAAATTAGTCTTGCCATCTCTCCCATGCGTCGTGCTTGCTCAATACGATCTTCAGCGGTAAACCCAAGGTCAGAATTAACTGTTGCACGAACCTCATCTGCATTAAGATGAATGGCGTTAATTCTTTCTTTGAGTGCTTTTGCTAATTCTGTTTTACCAGATCCAGGTAATCCTATAATTTGTATAATCATTTATTCCTCCACATTAAGTATACCATTGTGCCCCTGGTTGGATTCGAACCAACGCTTGCACGATTTTAAGTCGTGTGCCTCTACCGCTGGGCTACAAGGGCTAAGTACATCTGGAAGGACTTGAACCTTCGGCTCTCCGCATATAAGGCGGGTACTCTAACCAACTGAGTTACAGATGCGTAGGACTGGAAGGTAATGCTCCTTCTTCTCAGGATTAAAAGTCCTGAGCATCACTTTAATGCTTCAATCCCTTGTGTACACCAGGTAGGACTTGAACCTACGAATAGCCGAATTATGAGTTCGGTGCCTTAACCAACTTGGCTACTGGTGCTAGATACCGTTATCTTCTAACCTTCTAAGTATCTCAGAAGTTTTTGGATCTGTCAACATCATAGTGATAGCATCTGCAACTGCTGGTCTAATTTCTGGCAGGGAATATAAATCATTCTTCGTAATCCTATTTAATAATTCCATTAGCCTCACACAATCATCATGTTTATACCATACCGTACAGTATAATTTACCGTCAAATTCTTCTACATTGAGACAAGACCTATACTCTTCTATGATTTGGTCTATAACGACCTTCTGTGCCTTTTTACAGCCATTGCAAGGGCAGGACCAGGTCATTGATTTCCTTCATAAATTATATTCATAATGTCTCCAATACCTTTTTCTGGCAAATCATGAAAATAATATGTCCCGCCATCTTTTAAGTTCCATCCACGCCATCCATCAGGCTCACACCAAATTGCAGATACAGTTTTCATGGCCTCTGGATCTTTAAGGGTACGTGAGATAGAGTTGTAAAAATCAACCTCTGCAAAGATAGCAGTACGAAGACGTTGCCATTTAAATATAAAATCAACTAAAGAACTAATCATACTGAAACTCCAAGCAAAAATCCAATAATGCCAGTCAATATAGCAACGGTAATGTAATATTTATTTGACATATATTCTCTAACTATATCATTTTTAATATTTTGAGGTACCTCAATCATTTCAAAGTTATCATCATATACGTAATGCTTCATATTGCTCCTAATCTTTATAATAAGTATATACCATAACTGATATAATGTCAATGTGGCTAATGAAAATACGTGGACTAAGTTTAACGGTACCTTTTTTTTAAATAATCCAATAGAAAAAGAACTGGTTTTCTCAACAGGAAAAGAATTATTGCCATATGAAAAAGTTGAACAAGATCAAGAATTTATTCCAAATATATATGTGTACAGAAATTTATCAATAGGTAGTGGGAAAGGAGAGGCTAAAAGAATTAAAGGGCCAGTATTCCTAATGTATCAAACTGCAGCATACGTACATTTTTTATTAGATGGGGTTGGCGTTTATTATGGAATAAAAAAACATATTCCTGGACTTCAACCTTATTTTTTAAATCCACATAACTATAGAGATAATTCTATATCTTTTGACAAAGATTGGCTATATCTTGATGGACATCAAAATCCAAATTCAAAAATATTAGACTTGAGAAAAAATAAATATATTTTTGATGAGGTATATGATTTTGATTTCTCTGGACGAAAGAAAACTGTATCAACGATGTATGTATTTCCTTTTATGGCAATAAGAGAAAACCTTTTAAATAAAATATCTATAAATGAAAATTCTGCAAAAAAAATATATATATCAAGAATAGATTCTGGTAACAGATCTGTTAAAGATATTGCTGGATTTGAAATGTATTTGGCTGACAAAGGTTTTTCTTTAATAAGATTATCTCATATGAACTTAGAAGCACAAATGGAAATATTTTTTAATGCAAAAGACATTGTTTGTTTTAGTGGCTCTGGATTAACTAATACAGTTTTTTGTAGTTCAGAAGCAAATATAATTGAAATAAATAGATCTCCAGACACATACACCTATAATACTTGGGCAAAAAATTGTAAGTCTATTGGCATTAACTACATTGGTATTTCATTTTTAGGAGACAAAGAAAGCGCTTTATCTGATGTTGATCAAATAAAAGATAGTGTAAAATATATACAGGAGTTAATATGAAAAATTTTGAATCATCGTTTAGAAAGTTTGATTCTTATATTCCAAATAAAGATGTTATAGAATCTGAAATATTTTATAAATCTGAGGATGAAAATTACCCAGATATATACGAATTAAATAATGTCTGCATAGGACATAATCCCTACAACAAAATTAAAATTAAAGGTAATTCTTTTTTAATATTCATTAATCCTCAATATACTCATTTAATTTTAGATTCCCTTTCTGTATTTTTATATATAAAAAAATATGTTCCAGATTTAAAAATGTACGCAATAACAACAAGCCCTAAGCCAAATGATAGAGATTATTTTAATTTAGTAGATCAAGATATATTTTTATTATTCGGTCAAGATTTTCAATCATCAAAGATAAAAGTTCTCGGAGCACATTATGAGTTTGAAAAGGTATATGATTTTGAATTAAAAGTTAGGAAAGATCCAGCATCGGCGTATTTTAATTTTCCTTTTATAGAAATAAGAGATTTATTTACATCTTTAGCAAAGGATAATTCAAAATTAAAAGGTAAATATTATGTAAGTCGTACAGGCGGTTTAAAGACTGGAAGAATTATTGAAGATGAAATTGAGTTTGAAAAATATTTTGCGGCATTGGGATACAACATTTTAAATTTAGAAAAGATGACACTCCAAAACCAAATAGATACATTTTATAACGCAGATGAAATAGTATCAATAAGTGGATCTGGCCTTACTAATACTATAGTTTGTAAAGAAGGAACTAAGGTATTAGAAATAAATACTAAGCCAGAAGATTACTCTTATAAAACATGGGCAAAGATATCAAAATTATGCAAATTAGACTATACACAGGTAGGTCTTATGACTGAAAATAATACAACGGAAGAGTTATTAAATAAACTTAAGTCTATTCAGCGTTATCTTTAGTGTAAATTTTTAACTTATCCCAGTAACCGCCACGATTACCTTGATAAGATTCTCCACTCTCAGTATCAATTAAAATCCACTTACTTGGACACTTGGTATGAACCATAAGATTAATTGGCTCATCTAATTCTTCGATTTTTCTTTTAGACTGTCTAAATTTTTTTGTCATTTATGTTCCTTCATATGCCTATTTAATGTATTATGTGCAAATATACCCCAACGCACTTGGGTTTCTTTTTTGCAAACAGGGCAGATTACAACTTTCTCAGTCATACATCAATTATACATTGGTTATTGCTATATGTCAATATCGTCTATCGTAGCCGTGTTCGTTAATATAAGCAGCAGACTGACTCCAGGTTTCTGCATTTGCCTCTACCCCGTGTCCTTCTACAATTCTGTTATAGAAATTAAATATTGCACATACTGCAATTGCATCCTTTAGTTCTTCCTCACTAAAACCAGCGTCAATTACGCTTTGCTTAAGTTCTAACGAGGTTTCGCTTGGGGATAAAGTTAGCACCTTAACATAGGCAAGCAATGGTGACAGTCTGTGTGAATCTGGATCATCAAATAAAGCAAGGTCTACATCTGTTGCACCTAATGATTTTGCAAACTCTCTATGTGATCCAAAACAATATTCGCATCTATTTAAATAACTTGTATAGCCTGCAATCAATTCTCGATCTAATGGGGTAAGGTGAGAAGGTTCTCTAAGTAGTTCCTGTGCAATGGTCAAAGCATACTTATACTTGTCCATTCTTTCAAAAAATATATCTGTTATACCTTTGGCATCTTTTAAAGTCTCAAAATAAGTCATTTTTTATCCTATTCTATAGTAGTTAAGTTCGGCGAAAAATAGAAATGTAAACCTTAATCCTGACCTACAAGGTCAATATTGGTTAGTGTTTCTGTCTTTTGCCACCCACACATTAAGCAATAATGCACAATGTGAACAAGGCTGCCTTCAACTGTTTCAGAAGATAATGTTCTATGTAGGTGCACAATTTATTATTGTACAGCATATTTATCCCATATATCTAAATGAAAAATGTTTTTCACAGACATCAGTGATCTTACCCGTAGCCTTATCAGGCTGGGTATATTTTGCGTTCTGGTCGCAATAGAAGCACGTTGTCTTTTCCATATTCTCATTATAGCATTTAGGGCATGCCTTGGTTACTTCGGCGGTATTTATAGGAGCACTAAACATAACCCCACATTTATAGCATAATACACTTACATCTAATTTATTTATATCATTCATTTAATCTCCTTTTGAGAAGGCCTCTGAAATGATTCGTAATCTTTCTCTCAATTCCCATTTCTCATGCTTAGACATATATGGTTTGTCCGCTATGCGGTCTTTATTCTTTTCATATCTCTTTTGCTTGGCCTTAGAAATATCATCATTTACCTTCTTCATAGTACCAGTATAGCAGGCGGTATAATTGTGATGTGGACCACACTATTTTATATATCATATATCACCAAGAATATAATGCCATAAAGATAGGAATAGGAGATATTGCTGGTAAAAGGTTTAAAGCCCATAAGACCAAAGGATGGGAATTGGTTTCATATTGGTATTTTCAAAATCGGCGGGGAGCAAAGAGAGTCGAATCTATAGTACTACAAACCCTAAGAGAGAGATATGGACATTATCTAAATAAGGAAGATATGCCATATGGGGGATATACGGAGACATTTAATGCCAATAAGATAACCAAAAGAAAATTGATCAATATGGTCAATAGGGCAATAAAAGGATAATTCATACCCCGCCAAAATTATAGATTAATATTATTTACTGGTTCTTTAGACCAATGGATATATGACCTAATATATACGGCTGCATAGGCTAATGCTGAGAATATAAAACCATATTGGTTTGTTATGAGAGCATAAGTTATCCACAGGCATTCGTTAAATAGGAGTACAAACCATCCCCATTTGTCCTTACGGCCAACAAAATAAATACCTGCTACACCTATAACTGCTAATACCCATGACCACCACATATATTTAGTATAGCATATGGTTATCCACAAGTTATCC